TTATTCGGCAGTCTCATCAGAAATAGCCTCCTTGCGAGGCGAAAAGACCTCACATATTTGTATGAAATAACAAACTACAATGGCGCAGATATACTCACCTGATCCTGTTTCGTGACTCATCCATTCTGTTATCTTTTTGAAGGCTAAAGGCTGCTCAACCTGCAGCCGCTTTAGTTCAAGCCACATGCCTCTTACTTGATTGCGTATTCTTTCAAAATCCAAAACGCCGGATGAGTCCAAGCTCTTCAGTTGTGTGTCAATAAAAGATTTGTAAATAGCCATCGCATCGCGGGCTTGGAGCATCAGCTCCTCGTCTGCGATTTTTGTTTTTAAAGGATAGGCATTATATTTGGGATCCGTTTGTTTTTTAGCTGCCGGAATATCTTTCAAAGCAACCAGTAAAGCCGTGATTTCTTTGTCTAAATGCATGGGAACTGCCGCTTGTTCAAGTTTCTCTTGTTGCTTAAGCAGCGATTTTTTCTCATACAGATTTTTTTGTTGTTCCGGCGTATGGCTTAAGTTGTATTGAGCGGCGCACTCCGGGCATAAAACTGCAAAATCATCAATGGTTGGATTTTCTTTGCTCTCATCAATCTGAATGATGTCATAGGCAGGAGCCGTCTTGGCATTGGATGAAATTTGTAAAGATCTACCGCACTTAAGACAACCTCTGGATTGAAGCAACAACTCTTCTTTGTAGTCGGTTAAGGCCGCCCATTGATTGATTAGTATTTCGTATTCTTTATTTCGGTTTGTCTGTTTTGCTTTCTTTTGCAAAATCCTGACAAGTTCTAAGCTTGCCTGCTTAACGAGATCCTTAACCTCAACGTCAACACCATAGGCGGCGAAATTATCTGCTATTAGCTTTTTCGCGGGTAGATCCAGGGCTTTGATCAACCCCATCAAGTTTTTTAGGTTCAGACGTGATAAAAGCGCATTAGCAAATTTCATCGTAAAGGATGACGCTCTTGAAAACATCGACTCTAAAGTGGCATCGCTGGGTAGAACGGACGGATCTTTTCTGGTTGTCCACTCATCTTCCGATACCGTCGTGAACATGGAAATGAGTTCTCTCATATAAGAAGGTCCGCCGAGACCACCCGGAACGAGCGGTTTCATAGCTTTACACCATTCATTAAATTCCAAGGCGGATCCTCCTTTCTTTTTTCTCAGGTTTTCTCAGGTTTTTCTCTCAGGATTTCTCAGGGATCGGAATCAGTCACTTTGTATTCTAAAGGTGCAGTTCAGAAACCCATCTACACAAACCCTCTGATTTATTAATTATAGCATCTGAGGTTGCATCGAGTAAAGAAAAACTTTACGAAAGTGGAGGCTGTGAGCTGACATGAATTCAGAAGGGAGGCGATTTACATGGCGAGAAACACCAAGCAGACATCAGCGAAGATCGCTCGCAAGGCATCAACTGTCTTACGCGACGGTCGCTTCAGCAAGACGTCCAAAGCTGTAGCCGGAAGCGCTCTGGCGCAGACGAAGCCAAGCAAACGCAAGTAATCATTGCATTAGGCGGATGATGATCTGTTCTCACGTGTGAACACCCCATCTGCCAGCCCTTCGGGGCAACTCGTATCACGGGAACGTAACTGTTCCATTCAAAACTAAATCTAAGCCTGAATTACGTAATAGGGCGAGGGTTTGAAAAGAACTATTTTAGGTCGAAAGGCCTGAAACAAGCGTTTTTCACACCTTCTCTTTTCTGCGCCCTATTTTCAGGTTGTCTGTTCAAGAGTCGGTGTCAAAATGCACCGGCTCTTTTCATTTCCTCGCTCCTTAACCGCAAGTCAGGCGGACAAGGAGTCAAGAAATGTCAAAGAAAGAAAATCATGTATCAAAGATTTATATTCGCGGTCTCGGTCTGGTCGAGACAAGCCCTGAACACAAGAAAGACTACGAGAACGAATGCGCCCGTATCCGCATGAAGATGCAGTATCACGGCGAATGCCACGTCACCAAGGCAAACATCAACCGCTGCGATGGCATATGCGTCGGCTGTCCATTTCGTTCTGCCGGGAAGTTTGTCTCCATCCATGACACCGTACAAACAGACAGCGCGCTTACCTACGCCGATGTGCTTCCTGCATCGGAAGCGTATTCACCGGAAGGCGTCCTTGCGCGTAAAACTTTGCGCGAAGAACTCAGCCGTATTTTCGCAGGTCTCACGGACGAGGAGCGCCAAATCATCCGTCTTGTTGTCGCCGGTCAATCCGAGCGCGACATGGCAGAAATCCTCGGCATCAAACGTACCACACTGAACTACCGAAAACGTCAGCTTTTTGCTCGGCTGAAAAGCCGGCATCCGGAGCTTCGTGACCTTCTTTTGGATCTCATCTCTTATTCCTAAACCTTAAACCTTCGTCCAACGTCCCTCCCTTTCTTCAGGGAGGGATAGAGGGGCAAAACGGCAGGCCCCGAAGGAAAGGAGGTAGCCATGAGACCACAAAGCAATGTGCCGGGTGTGACAAGAGAAGAACTCATCGAAGTGCTCTCTGCCATATCAATTATCACCAAAGACCTGACAAGAAAACTGATTCAGACAAAGAAAGGAGGCAATCCTTATGGGACAAATGAAAAAGATGAAAGCTGTTATAGACGACCTACATTCCTGTAGCGAACAACTAAGCGATATCGCTGCCGAGCTGGAAGCGATGTTCAGCACGGCACCGGAAGAAGTGACGGTTCCTGCAAAAACGCCAAAGCCGGAGCTGAAGCTTGAAGACGTGCGGGCCGTCTTAGCGGACATCTCCCGTGCGGGTCACACCGCAGAAGTGCGCGCCCTGATCGAAAAGTACGGCGCGGACAGACTCTCTAAAGTTGATCCGAAAAATTACGAAGCACTGCTTCGTGATGCGGAGGTGCTACATGAAGGCTAAACATGCGCTGCTTTCCGCATCAAGTGCCTATCGCTGGCTTGCCTGTCCGCCCTCGGCTCTGCTTTCGGCAAAGTATGAGGACACGTCAAGCTCTTATGCACAAGAAGGCACCGCGGCGCACGCTCTTGCCCAGTACAAGGTGCTGAAAGCGTTAGGCAGGAAAGCCGATGATCCGACGGAGAATCTTGATTATTTTAACGAGGAAATGGATGAAGCGACCGATGCCTATGCCGGCTACGTGCTGGAGCAAGTCGCCGAAGCTAAAAAGGCAACGATTGATCCAATCGTTCTGGTGGAACAGCGTGTGGACTTTTCCACCTATGTACCGGATGGTTTTGGTACTGCCGATGCCCTCATCATCGCCGACGGCAAGCTTTCCATCACAGATCTCAAATATGGACAGGGCGTGCTCGTTGAAGCCGATCATAATCCGCAGCTCATGTGCTATGCCCTCGGGGCCTATGAGATGTTTTCTGCGCTCTATGACATTGAGACCGTATCGATGACGATCTTTCAGCCACGGCGTGACAGCGTATCCGTCTTTGAGATGAAAGCATCGGATCTGCTGGACTGGGCAGAGAACACACTCAAACCAAAGGCGGAACTTGCCGCCGAAGGTAAAGGCGACTTTACAGCCGGCGAACATTGCCGCTTCTGCAAGGCAAAGGCCGACTGCCGAGCCAGAGCGGAAGCCAATCTCGCGCTGGCAAGATATGACTTTGCCCTTCCGCCTACCTTAACCGATGCGGACATCGAAGCGATTTTGCCTCTTCTTGATGAACTTACAAGCTGGGCGGAAGACATCAAGGCCTATGCCCTGACACGTGCAGTGGCAGGAAAAGAGTGGTACGGATATAAGCTCGTCGCAGGAAGAAGCAACCGTAAATACGTAAACGAAGATGCCGTCGCAAAGAAGGTATCCGATGCAGGCTTTAATCCTTATGAGGAAAAGCTCCTCGGCATCACCGCTATGACCAAGCTCTTAGGCAAAAACCGCTTTGAGGAGCTGCTTGAAGGCTTAATTGAAAAGCCGCAAGGAAAACCAACCCTCGTGCCGGAGTCCGATAAACGTCCGGCCATGAATTCAGCAAAAGAAGATTTTAAGGAGGAAAATTAAATGTCAAAATTTACAAACCCGATGAAGGTTATCACAGGAAAAGACACTCGCTGGAGTTATGCCAACGTGTGGCAGCCAAAATCCATCAACGGCGGCACACCGAAGTACAGCGTTTCGCTCATTATCCCCAAGTCCGATACCGTCACTTTAGGGAAAATCAAAGCTGCCATCGAAGCCGCCTACAAGGAAGGTGAAGCCAAACTCAAAGGAAACGGCCGCTCGGTACCCGCACTTGCGGCAATCAAAACGCCGCTTCGTGATGGAGATGCTGAACGTCCGGACGATGAGGCGTATGCAAACAGTTATTTTGTAAATGCCAACTCCACCACCAAGCCGGGCATCGTCGATGCCGACCGAAATGAAATCATCGACAGCTCCGAAGTTTACTCAGGCGTTTACGGCCGCGCGTCCATCAATTTTTATGCGTTCAACTCCAATGGAAACCGCGGCATCGCCTGTGGTCTCAACAACCTGCAGAAAATCCGTGACGGCGAGCCGCTCGGCGGTCATGCTTCTGCCGCAGAGGACTTTGCAACCGATGATGACGATGACTTCTTGAGTTAAGAGGTACGCCATGACAAATCTACTTGATTTCATGTGCCAGCTCATCTTATCGATGGCTGTCGGATTCACCTTCGGTGCCGCCTTTGCCAACGTGCTCATTGCAAGGCTTGAAAAGCGCGAGAAGAAAAAGAACGACACTACAACCCGTTAAAAGCAAATGATGCGGAGAGGCAGACTGGAGATGCAGTCTGCCTTTCTGCCTATTTAGGAGGTGAAATTTTGAAAACACTTAGCATTGACATAGAGTCATTTTCGTCCGTTGAACTGGCCAAAGCAGGCGTATATAAATACGCCGAAGCGCCTGATTTTAACATTCTGCTCTTCGGCTGCTCGATCGATGGCGGTGAAGTTCAGGTCATCGACCTTGCACAAGGCGAACAAATCCCCAACGTCATTCTGGATGCATTGACAGACGACACCGTTATTAAATGGGCATATAACGCGAATTTTGAGAGAGTTTGTTTATCTCGCTATCTATCGGATATCGGCATAAGCCTTGATCCCTTTCATGACCATCATCCGCTTTCAACAGAGATGGCAAGATTTCTTAATCCCGCCTCTTGGCGCTGTTCGATGGTCTGGGCAGCAACTTTGGGTCTTCCACTATCACTGGAAGGTGTCGGTACAGTACTCGGCCTTCAAAATCAAAAGATGAAAGAAGGCAAAGACCTCATCCGCTATTTCTGCATGCCGGACAGGCAAACCGGAAAACGACATCTTCCCTCTGATGCACCGAATAAGTGGAAAACCTTCAAGGCCTACAACAAGCGCGATGTCGAGGTGGAACTTTCCATCAAAGAGAGGCTCAAAAATTACCCTTTGCCGGATTTTCTCTGGAACGAATACGCCATTGACCAGGAGATTAACGACTGCGGCGTGAAAGTCGACCTTGCTTTGGCCAGCGCAGCCGTTGAGATGGACAGGCGCTCAAAGGATGAGCTCATCACCAAAATGAAGAACATCACGAATCTGGAAAACCCTAATTCGGTCGTTCAGATGAAAGACTGGCTTGCCCAAAACGGTATGCCCACGGAGTCGCTCGGCAAAAAGCAAGTCGCAGAACTGATTCAAACCGCACCGCCTAAGCTGCGGGATGCTCTTGTGCTTCGCAGTCAGCTTGCCAAATCCTCTGTTAAGAAATATCAGACGATGCAAAATGCTGCCTGTAAAGATGACAGAGTTCGTGGCATGTTTCAGTTTTACGGGGCCAACCGCACAGGTCGCTGGGCAGGAAGACTCGTGCAAATGCAAAATCTCCCCAGAAACCACCTGCCCGACTTGGATGCGGCGCGTACTTTGGTAAAGTCCGGCGACTTTGAAGCCGTGAAACTCCTCTATGACGATGTGCCGGATACCTTATCCCAGCTGGTGCGCACCGCCTTTATCCCAAGGACAAATCATAAGTTCATCGTTTCTGACTATTCCGCCATTGAAGCGAGAGTCATAGCATGGTATGCCGGGCAAACCGACACGCTTGATGCTTTCCGCGAAGGCAAAGACCTCTACTGTGAGACGGCATCCCGCATGTTCGGAGTACCCGTCGTTAAACACGGTATGAATGGAGAACTCCGCCAAAAAGGGAAAATAGCAACACTGGCCTGTGGCTATGGCGGCTCGGTCGGAGCCTTAAAAGCGATGGGCGCGCTTGAGATGGGACTTTCCGAAGAAGAATTAAAACCCATCGTTGATGCTTGGCGATCTGCCAATCCGAAGATCGTCAAATTCTGGTGGGACGTGGATCGTGCCATCCTTGAAGCTGTCCGCCATAAGAAAGTCACCAAGACACACGGTCTCACCTTTCGCTGCCGTTCCGGCATGCTCTTCATCATGCTGCCCTCCGGAAGAGCCTTAGCTTACGTAAAACCAAAGCTCGGTGAGAACCGCTTCGGATCTCCCTGCGTCACCTATGAGGGTGTCATCACCGGAAAGAAATGGGATCGCATTGACTCCTACGGTCCAAAGTTCGTGGAAAACATCGTGCAGGCAACCGCTCGTGACGTCTTGGCTTATGCCATGCAGACACTTCATAACTGCTCGATTGTTATGCATATCCATGATGAGGTCGTGATTGAAGCCGATCCTCGTATGTCCCTTGATGCAGTCTGTGAACAGATGAGCCGCACGCTGCCGTGGGCTGAAGGCTTGCCGCTCAAAGCCGACGGCTATGAGTGCAAGTTTTACAAGAAAGATTAAAAAGTCTCGGCTACCAAAACGGTAGTCGAGATTGTTTTAAGGGGGTGAACGTTTCGTTCACTCTATGAGAGCGATGCTGCTCAATAACACTTTGTTATTGAGTTTTCAAGGGTGTCACTTTTCGCTACCCCCTTTTGCGGTTTTAGCAATCTGAGCAGTGGCATGTTTTTTATTTTCTCTAAATAGTTCGTCCAAACCATCTCCGTTTCTTCAGGAAGTGATGAGGGCAGCAATGGTGCTCCCTCCATCTGTAGAAACGGAGGTTTTTAATGCAAGAACTAATTCCAAAAGACGAATACGGAGTATTCGCAGACAACCATGACACAGCTCGTGTCGATTCAAGAGCAATTGCGCAATTTTTCGAGAAAGAACACTTCCATATCCTGCGCGACATTCAAAAACTCACTGAATCCAAATCTGGATTGAGTGAACAATTTGTTAAGCTCAATTTTGAGCTCAGTAGTTACAAGGACAATACCGGACGAAAACTGCCCTGTTACTACTTAACTCGTGATGGTTTCACCATGTTGGCAATGGGATACACCGGCAAAAAGGCAATGCGGTTCAAAGAACTCTATATCAAGCGTTTCAACGAAATGGAAACCTTCATCAAAACGCTGGTATCGGCAAGACAGGAGTTCCCACTGCTGACGGAAAACATCCGGCTTCTCCATGACAACCCGAAACCATATCACTACTCGAACGAATGCAATATGCTTAACCGCATCGTGCTTGGCATGGATGCCAAGCATTACCGAGAAGTACACGGCATCGATAAAGGAACATCCATACGTCCGTATCTTTCGCAAGATGAAATCTCCATGCTCAACATTTTGCAAAAAGTCGATGTCGGACTGCTTGTTGCCGTCCCTGATTTTCAGCAACGAAAACGCTACCTCGAATGGTATGCCATGAAACTACAAATCAAGGAGGTGCGCTGATGGAAAACCTATATCAAAACGCAGAAGGATACGCGGATCCGACCGCCTATGAAGCAATCTTTAAGACGCATCGCTATCCCTATATGCCGCTTATCTATATCGCCTCTCCTTATGCTGGAGATGTTGAGAAAAACACCGAAGCCGCCAAGCGCTATGCCCGCTTTGCCGTTGATCAAGGCTTTATCCCAATCGTGCCCCATCTCATGTATCCGCAGTTCATGGATGAGAAAAGCGAACGTGAGCTGGCTCTTTTCTTCGGACAAATCCTGATCGACAAATGCACCGAGCTTTGGGCATTTGGAAAACCCTCTCTCGGTATGACCAAAGAGATCGGATATGCCAAATACCACAGGCGAAACGTTCGCTATTTCACCGAGGACTTGAAGGAGGTTGAAGAATGAGAATCAGCTATTCGAATGTTCGCGGCAAGAAAACAAATACAAGCTATCCCTTTATTGCAGAGATCAAAATGGCAGATGACCTGAAAAATGTCGCTGCCTTTGATCACGTCTGTGCGATTTACAAGGATGGCTATAACCAGCGCAAGAAGCTCATCAAAGGTTACAGAAGCAATAAAACCTTTCAGGAATCTGACTGTCTGCCGCTGGACTGTGACAACGTATCTTCCGATCCATTAGCTTCAGATATTCCGCCTGCTGAGTGGAAAACCCCGAAAGATGTTCAAGCGGCTTATCCTGACGTGCGCTTTTTTGTGGTTTATTCCCGAAATAACATGAAGGAAAAGGACGGAAAAGCCGCGCGTCCCAAGTTTCACATCTACTTTCCTCTGAAAACTTCCATAAGCGATGCGAAGCTATATAACCGCCTTAAGAAAAAAGTGCGGGCAAGGTTTCCCGCCTTCGATGATGGTGCTCTCGATGCAGCACGTTTCTTCTTCGGTGTTGAGTATCCACAGGTTGAATATTTCGATGGTACTTTTTGCATTGATGAATTTATGAGCCGTGCCAATGCCAAGATCACAGAAGGCGCGCGAAACACTACCATGTCCCATTTTGCAGGACTTGTGCTCAAGAAATATGGCACCGATGACAATAAAGCGCATGAAGCCTATCTTGAGGAAGCAAAAAAATGCACACCGCCCCTTTCCGAAGAAGAGCTCGCCAGCATCTGGAACAGCGCAGTCGGTTTTTACAACAGCACCATCAAAGCGGATAAAAACTATATCTCGCCTGCCGAATACAACAGCATGGAATTCGAAGAAAGTCTCATCCCGTCTGACTTTACTGATGTCGGACAGGCAAAAGCCTTTCTCGAAGCGGCTACTGACAAGGTCATCTATGTCAAAGGTCTCGGTCTCTATTATTTCACGGGAAAGGTCTGGAAAGACGATGACCTCTTAGTGCAGAAAGCGCTGCAGGGATTTACCCATAAGCAGCTCTGCCTTGCGTGGAAAATGATGAATGAAGCGGAAAGTGATGAAACACAGGAAAAAGCGGAAGCCTTCTACAAGTTTGTCTTAAGCCGCAGGAAATCCTCCAACATCAAGGCAACCATCACCGAACTGAAACCGATGGTGCAAGTCGATGTGAAAAGGCTTGATCAAGACGGTTTTCTCTTAAATACACCAGACGGGACAGTGGATCTTCGCACAGGAAAACTGCGGACGCATGATCCGAAGGACTACTGCACCAAAATTTGTGCTGTATCACCAAATGACAAAGGTATGGACGAATGGCTCCGGTTCCTTCGTGACTTCACCTGCAAAGACAAGGCTCTCGAAGATTACCTGCAGCTGGAATCCGGTGTAGAGTGCATCGGAGAAGTCTTAAATGAGAATCTTGTGATCCAGTACGGTGAAGGTGGAAACGGTAAATCCACCTTCAATAACGCCAAGTTCTATGTTTTAGGAGACTACGCCGGTACCATCTCCGCCGAGCTGTTAACCGTAAAGCCGACCAAGAACAAAGGTGCGGAGCTTGCCGAGACACACAACAAGAGGCTTATTCTCGCAGCCGAGCTACCCGAAGGGAAAAGGCTCGACTCAGGCTCTTTGAAAAATCTCTCCAGCACAGATCCCATCCATGCTGAGAAAAAATTTGAAGCACCTTTTAACTTTATCCCGACGCATACGACGGTGCTTTATACCAACCATCTGCCCAAAGTCGGGACCATCGACAAAGGCACCTGGGACCGCCTGATCGTTATTCCTCTAAAGGCAAATTTCAGGGGTGCCAAGGGAGAAATTAAGAACTATGCCAAGGTGCTGTCCGAGCGATGCGGCGGGGCAATTCTCTCGTGGATGATTGCGGGAGCAAAAAGATACATCTCTTCCGGTTTCAAACTGGTACCACCAAAGTGCGTCCAAGATGCCATGAACGCTTATCGTGAAGAAAACGACTGGATCAGCCATTTCTTAAGTGATTGCTGTGAGGAAGAAAAAACAGCTACCCAAAAAGCGGGTGAGCTTTATGAGAAGTACCGTGAGCACTGTGATGAGATCGGTGAATACAAAAGAAGCTCTGCTGATTTTAAGCGAGTTCTGATAGCACAAGGTTTTACTTGGCAAAAAACCGCTGAAGGCAACATATGGATAGGGCTTCACCTGAAACAAAACGGTGTTCTTAATGGAGGACGATTCTAAATTCAAAAACACGAGAAAACCCAGTTATATCAATAAGTTTCGTGGTTTTATGGAAGGCAATGGAAGCCATTTATATCTATCGCACAAATAAAAATCAACTCATCTATATGTAGTGATGATTTTGAAAAATATAGATATGTTACGTGGCCTCCATCGCCCTCCATACCCATCCCTGATGAAGCAGCAGGAAAAATCGCTCCTTGCCTTGAAATATCAGATTTATCGCCTGACGGCTTACGTGTTTAACGAAACGGAGAAAGTGATGAATGAAAAATCAATCGAACAAAAACTTGTCAAAGCCGCTAAATCCAGAGGTGGATTGTGTTTAAAACTTGTTTGTCCCGGCTTTGACGGCATGCCGGATCGGCTCGTGCTTCTACCTAACGGCCATATCGGTTTTGTCGAGGTAAAAGCTCCCGGCAAAAAGCCACGAGCTCTACAGCTGGCAAGGCACAGGCAACTAAGAAATTTAGGCTTTCAGGTTTTCGTCTTAGACAACAAAGAACAAATCGAGGAAATACTCATACAGATTGGAGGTGATGCCAGATGAAGTTCATAGCCCACGACTACCAGAAATACGCCACCCGCTATATTGAAGAGCACGATGTTTCTGCCGTCCTTTTGGATATGGGCTTAGGCAAGACGGTCATCAGCCTTAGTGCCATTCTTGACCTTCTCTTTGACCGCTTTGAGGCTCACCGCATTTTAATCGTAGCCCCACTTCGAGTCGCAAGAGAAACGTGGCCATCCGAGATCAAGAAATGGGATCACCTCTCCATGCTGACTTATGCGGTCGCCGTCGGAACGCCAACAGAGAGAAAAGCCGCGCTTCTTCAGGGCGCAGACATCACCATCATCAACCGGGAGAACCTCTCCTGGCTCATTGAAGAATCCGGACTTCCTTTTTCCTTTGACACGGTTGTGGTCGATGAACTCTCTTCTTTCAAGAATCATAAGGCCAAACGCTTCAAGGCTCTCATGAAAGTTCGTCCCAAGATAAAACGCATCGTGGGACTTACAGGTACGCCTGCGGCAAACGGGCTCATGGATCTTTGGGCGGAGTTCAAGCTCCTCGATATGGGAAAACGGCTCGGACGCTTCATCTCTCACTACCGGGAGCGTTACTTTGTCCCGGACGCTCGAAACGGGCAGGTCATCTTTTCCTACAAGCCAAAGCCGGAAGCAGAGGCGGCCATCTATCGAGCAATATCAGATATCACCATTTCCATGAAGGCAAAAGACTTCCTGAAGATGCCCGAGCTTATCAGCGTCACGCACGAAGTCGAAATGACCGACTGTGAATACGCTGACTATGAGAAGCTGAAAAAGGAACTGGTGCTGTCAGTCAAAGAAGATGAAATCACGGCCGCCAATGCCGCCGTTCTCACCGGAAAGCTCACTCAGATGGCAAACGGTGCGATCTATGCCGATGATGGGAAAGTCGTTCATCTCCATGATCATAAGCTCGACGCTTTGGAAGACATGGTTGAAGCGGCAAACGGCAAGCCACTTCTTGTCGCCTATAACTTCAAGCACGACCTAACGCGTATCGAAGAGAGGCTCAAGAAGCTCAAGGTGAACTACCGAAAGCTCGATAAGGCAGACTCCATCCAAGCATGGAATGAAGGCAAGGTCGCTGTCGGGCTGATTCACCCCGCATCAGCAGGACACGGGCTTAACCTTCAAGCCGGCGGCTCAACGCTTGTATGGTTTTCGCTTCCTTGGAGCTTGGAGCATTACAGCCAAACCAACGCAAGGCTCTGGCGGCAAGGGCAAACATCTGCCACCGTAGTGATTTCTCATATCGTATGTAAGAACACCATTGATGAACATATCCTCACGGTACTGAAAAACAAAGACAAAACGCAGGCAGCCTTAATTGATGCGGTCAAGGCAACCTTAGGACAATCCAAGTAAATCTAAGACAATCAGAGTCAACCTCCGTCAATCCGAGGGAAACCATCACTTGTTTTCACGGAGGAATAAAAATGCTGACACCAAAAGAATATCTGCGCCAAGCCTACCGCCTTGACCAGAGAATTAATGCAAACATTGAGGAAGTCAAAAATCTGCGGGAGATGTCCGAAAGCGTCTCAGGACTTCGCTACCGGGAGGATCCCATTCAAACCACTCATTCTATCGATGCACCATTTATCCGCGTGCTGGAAAAAGCGTGGGAGATCGAAGAACGCATTGCTGATGAGCTGTCGATACTTTATGACCTTAAAGAACAGATCAAAGATGCGATTGCAACGGTGAAAAATATCGACGAGAGACTCGTGCTTCAGTACCGCTACATGGACGGTATGACATGGGAAGCAATCGGCGAAACACTGCATGCTGACCGCACAACAGTCTGGAGATGGCATAGACGTGCCCTGCAGCACTTTAAGATGCCAAAATGTCCGATTGAGCTGGAATAATGCACGTTTTACAACACTTTGCAACAACATGCCACGTGCCCTGACGTGGTAATATATAGTCAGGAAAAATATAAGACGAAAGCTCCAAAGGGAGAAATCCCCGAGGAGCTTTTTTCATGCCAAAAAGGAGGTGCGGATTGCCAAGAAAACCAAAAAAGCCGTGTTCTTATCCCGGCTGTCCGAATCTCACGGACGGCCGGTTCTGCGAAGAACACGAAAAGAAATATAACCGTGACTACGAAAAATATAACCGCGACAAAAACACCAAGAGAAAATACGGTCATGCTTGGAAAAGAATCCGGGACCGCTACATTGCGGCGCATCCTTTATGTGAGGAATGCCTGAAAGAAGGACGTTACACCAAAGCAACAGAGGTGCATCACCGCACTCCACTCTCTTGGGGCGGAACGCACAAGGAAGACAACCTTGAAGCGCTTTGTCATGAGTGCCATTCGAGAATCACGGCACTTATGGGAGATCGCTGGCATAACAAAAAGCCGACGAAATACAAATAAAAAATTCTGTGACCCGGGGCGGGTCGAATCTCTACAGGGCTTCCGGTCGGGAACGGTGCGGCAGGGTCGTGTAAAGAACTTTTAATTCAAACGCCCTATTAAACCCAAAGATGATTTTTACGAACCGAAAGGAGGAATACCTCGTGGCAAAAGACGGAACCAACCGAGGCGGAAGACGCATCAAAGCAGGTCATAAGCCGGATCCACTTGCCGACAAAATCAGCAAAGGACAAAAAGCGACACACATTGAGTTCCCGCGTGCGGAATATCCGATCGCAGAACTCTACGGCGAAGACATGACAGACGGTGTGGAACTTGAAGGAGCGGATATGCCTGAGCCATCTTCCTACCTTTCTGTTCAACAAAGGGACGGGGAGCCTTTAGGCGCTGACCTAATCTATAAAGAGACGTGGGAGTGGCTTCAGGCACGCGGCTGCGAAAAGCTCATTAACCGCCGTCTTCTTGAAAGTTACTCGACAGCCTTTGCCCGCTTTATCCAGTGCGAGCTTGCTATCAGCAAATATGGGCTCTTAGGCAAACATCCAACGACCGGTGCTGCCATTGCCAGTCCGTTCGTGCAGCTCTCGCTCAACTTTCAGAAGCAGGCAAACCTTCTCTGGTATGAAATCTACGACATCATCAAGCAAAACTGCACGGAAGCCTTCGACGGCGATCCTCAGGATGACCTGATGGAGCGTCTGCTCCGAGAAAAGAAATGAGGTGAAGTAAATGTACGAACGTGTAAATCCCGCACACCCCGATAAAGTAGCAGACCGCATCGCGGGAGCCATTGTTGACCTTGCTTATGCAAGCGAGACAAACCCCAAGATTGCCGTCGAAGTTCTTATCGGTCACGGCATCTGCCATATCATTGCGGAAACAAATACACATCTTTCCACATCAGATATTGAAGCGGCTGCTCGCCGCCTTGCAGGAGATGTGTCTGTAGATATCCGGCTTGCAGCTCAAGATGCACACCTTTCCGAAAACCAGAAAGAGCATCTTCGTTGCGGAGATAACGGCATCTTCTTAGGACTTCCCATCACAGAAGAAGAAAATAAACTCTCAGAAATTGCCAAAAGTATCTATGCCGCATATCCGACAGACGGCAAATACATCTTAGACGGAGAAAAACTCGTCCTCTGCCAGTCTCATGTTGAAACGAAAAAGCTCCAAGCGGCCTATCCAAACGCCATCGTCAATCCTTTAGGCGACTGGACGGGCGGCACGGACGTGGATACCGGAGCAACCAACCGAAAACTCGGATCCGATATGGGATCTTCCGTCACCGGCGGTGGTCTTCACGGAAAAGATCTCTCCAAAGCCGATGTGACCATCAATATCTACGCCCATCTTCTGGCACAGAAAAGCGGAAAACCGATTCATCTTTCCTGCGCCATCGGAGACGCGTTTGTTGACGGCAAGCCGTATGCCGAGCTGGTAGAAATTGCCCGAGACTACATTCGCGCAGTCGGAGGCTTTGAGAAATTTGCGGAATGGGGGCTGATTTAGATGGATACGACAAAATTTGCTCAAGTTGAAATCGATAAGCTTATTCCCTATGCGAGAAATGCCAGAACGCACTCTCCGGAGCAGATCGCACAGCTTCGCGCGTCGCTTCGGGAATTCGGATTTATTTCGCCGGCTGTGATTGACAACAAGTTCAACATCTTAGTCGGACACGGACGTATCGCGGCAGCCCGCGAGGAAGGCTACAAAACCGTCCCGTGCGTCTTTGCCGAAAACTTAACCGACGCACAAAAGCACGCCTACATCTTAGCAGACAACCGCTTAGCCTTAAATGCCGGCTGGGATGAGGAAATGCTCTCTGTAGAATTATCTGATCTTGCAGGAGATGCCTTTGACCTCTCTCTTTTAGGTTTTGATGACGAGGAACTCTCTGCTTTGATGGACATTTCCGAAGATGAAATCACCGAAGATGACTTTGATGTAGACGCAGAGCTTCAAAAGCCTGCCATTACAAAACCCGGCGACATCTGGACGATCGGGAGGCACACCGTCATCTGCGGAGACTCAACCGATCCCAAGACATACAAGGCACTGCTCGGCGATACCAAGGTGAATCTCATCTGCACGGACGCACCGTATTTTGTGAACCTCGAATCCGCGTCCGGAAAGATCAAAAACGATGATCTCACCGATAAAGAAGCTTACGACTTCCTCATGAAGGCTTTTACCTGTTTCAAAGAAGCAATGGCAAAAGACGCCTCGATCTATGAGTTTTATGCCACATCCAAATCTCGTATTTTTTACGATGCTTTTGATGATGCTGGTTTTAAGCTCGGAGCCGGCCTTATCTGGCGAAAAGAGCGGGCTCCTCTCATGCGTACCGATTGGAAGTTTAACTTTGAGCCGATCCTATACGGCTGGCGAAAAGACGGAAAACACAAATGGTACGGTGACCAGAAGCAGAAAGCCTGCTTTGACTTTGACTCGGTGAAAAACTCCAAAACCGAAGGATTCGGGCATCCCTCTTCCAAGCCGGTGCCGCTGATCGCGCACCTCATCAAGCAGTCCACACAAACCAACGCTCTGGTCTTGGACGGCTTTTTAGGCAGCGCATCGACGCTCATCGCCTGCGAGGAGCTTGGCCGCATCTGCTATGGGATTGAGCTGGAACCGAAATACGTCGATGTGGCCTGTGCTCGTTATGCCGAGCTGAAAGGAACAACGGACGGCATCATCTGTCACAGAGACGGCAAAGACACCCCTTATGCCGACCTTCTAAAAGAGAGGGAAGCAGCCGATGAATAAAAAGCTTACCCTCGCCTCCCTCTTCGATGGCTCAGGAGGCTTTCCCTTAGCGGGACTTTCCGTTGGCATCAAGCCGCTCTGGGCATCGGAAGTCGAGCCTTTTGCCATCCGAGTGACATCCAAGCGTCTGCCTTTTGTGGCTCACATGGGAGATGTGCGGACACTTGACGGAGCGAGTTTGCCGCCGGTGGACATCATCACCTTCGGCAGTCCCTGTCAGGACTTATCCATCGCCGGAAAACGAAGCGGGATCGAAGGTTCCCGTTCTTCTCTTTTCTATGAGGCGATACGAATCATCAAAGAAATGAGGTGGAAAACCAATGGGAACTACCCAAAATACGCGCTCTGGGAAAATGTCCCGGGCGCTTTCTCCTCCCACAAAGGAGCGGACTTCGAAAAAGTCCTTGAAGCCTTCCTCTCCGTCAAAGGATATACGCTTGATGCGCCTCGACCTCAAAAGTGGCATGCCGCCGGAGAGATCGTGGCAGATCATTTTTCTCTCGCATGGCGGGTACTTGATGCTCAGCACTTCGGAGTCCCCCAAAGACGCAAGAGAATCTTTCTTGTCGCAGATTTTGGAGACACAAGTGCCGGAAAAATATTATTTGAGTCCGAGAGCGTGCTTGGGGATCTTGAGGCGTGCCAAGACGAAAGGAAAAGACCTGCCGGAAATCCTAAGAGAGGCGCTTATGAAACAGGCAAGCTTGTTCTAAACGATCAGGGAGGATCGCGCATGGACATCTCAGAAGATGTCACGGGAACCCTGCGTGCACAGTCAAACCATCCTCCGCTGATCTTTGAAAACCACGGACAGGACGCAAGATACACAGGCCCCAATGATACGGCGCAGACCATCGTCTCCCGTTTCGGCACGGGCGGAAACAATCAGCCACTTGTGGTTGATCTGCCGTGCGCCTATTCGCTTTGCTCCAAGAAGAACAAGGCGATGTTTTCGGACATCAAAGACAACAGCCAGATAACCGAGACCTCCCGCACACTGGATACGAGAGGCTCCGATCCCGTCTGCAATCAAGGCGGCATGGCGGTTCTTTCCTATGGGCTTGACCGGGCTTCCTTTAATCAGGGGCAAAACGCCGCCTACGACTTTGCCGTGGAAAAAGAATGCCAGCCGACAATGGTTGCCAAAGGTCCGGGTGCCGTTGCCACCGAAAACGAGAGCGGCTATATCGTAAGGAGGCTCACTCCGACCGAGTGTGCCCGGCTTCAGGGCTTTCCGGACGGCTGGTGCGATGGTCTTGCAGAAGAAAATCCGAGCAAGGCTCAGTTTACCTTCTGGCGTGAGATTTTTGACCGCTACACCGATATAATGTCCATCCAGAGAAAAAGCGACAAGCAGATCAAAAAGTGGCTTAAAAATCCCTACTCGGACAGTGCCGCCTACAAGCTCTGGGGAAATGGCATCGCGCTTCCGTGCGCCATCTTCGTACTTGCCGCAATCAAAAAGAATAGTGGTATTTACCTGCAAAAATAACTTGCTATTCCTCCCGGTAAGAGTGATGTATAGACATACCAAGAAAACACCTGCAAAGGAGGATAAAGACATGGATTACCACTTCAATTTAACAGGCTCGGCAAGGCGGCCGCTGGTGAAAGCCTTGGAAGACTTCACAAAAGAGAAAGCCACCTGCACCAAAGCGCCGACCTTCTGCTACCACATTGGCGAGCACATCACACTGGACAATCATGGCGTGCTCAGCGTCAAAGACGCAGAGCAGGAAAACAGCATCCTGCTGACTTTATCGGAACACGGCTTTGTGCCGGAGGAACAGGAAAACATGGCGGTGACGATCTCGCTTCCAAGAAACAAATTCACCGATGAGAACCTCGAAAGGCTCTCCGAGATTCTTACGTCAAAAGAAAGCATCATCAAGCATGCACTTGGTACAGAAAGCGTCGCCTTTGAGGTGGACGAGGAAAAGATCAGCTTCCCGTGGTTTTCCGAGATGCCAAGTTCTGCAGAGCTTTCCGCCTATACCGCCTTCATCTCCCTTTTGGGCAAGGCGGCAAAGGAATCCAAGCGCATCACTGGCAAAGACCACGCAGTCGAAAACGAAAAATACTACTTTCGCTGTTTTCTTCTGCGCCTTGGGATGATCGGTGATTCCTACAAGGAAGCAAGGAAAATCCTGCTCAGCCATCTTCAAGGCTCCTCCGCTTTCAAGTACCAGAAGGAGGCAGAAAAATGAAAATGCCAACGAAAGAAACGCTGGAACTGCTGCGGATTACTTTTCCTAAAGGCTGCCGTGTGGAGCTTCTTCACATGGACGACGTACAGGCACCGCCTGCAGGAACACGCGGCACCGTCACAGGAGTCGATGATACCGGCTCCATCCTCGTGGATTGGGATAACGGCTCCGGTCTAAACGTCATCTTCGGGATTGATAAAATCAGGAGAATTCAGAAATGGACGAAAAAGTAAAAGAACAGATCCTTGCCATAAGGGACAGCGGTCTTACGAACATGTTTGATGTCAATACTGTGCAGCGGCTTGCCTTTGAGCGGGACTTCTACGAGCTGGTTTTATACCTTGAGGATCACCGGTCAGAATACGCGAAATTCATCCTGACCGGCGAGGCGTAAAGTACACAATTTAGGCCTCAAAACTTCCCGCAGGATTGTCACATATATTTCGAGAAATAACTTGCTATTACAGGCGCTTAGAGTGATATATGTACATACCAAAAGGAAAAACAACCACAAGGAGGAACCACCATGAAGTACACAATCGAAGCCATAGAAAACGCAAAGCCCGGAATGCGCTGGGAAGAGATCGGATGCCAGTGGACGCTGGGGCAGGCCTACCTTTACAGCAAGGAAGCCGGAAACGACCTGCCGAACTTCGCCGAGGTCATTTGGGACGACGACATCGAGACAATCCTCGCAGACTGCAGGAAGCTGGGAGTGAAGGAATTTACGATAAGCTCCACCTTCTCAAGCCTGATCCTCACCATCGCCAAGTTCAAGGAGCTCGGCTGCACGCTGGACGGGATCGTAAAGATCAAGGAACGCTACACCCACTTCGGCAGCGACGAGCACACGCTCATCCCGGCCTTCAAGATGACGGTAAAGGAGGCGTAAAGAGAATGACAATCAATGAAGCAATGAGAACCTTAAGACTTCCGAACCCGACCACACCGGAGGATCTGGAATGCCGCTGGAGCAAGACGCTGCGGTTCGGAGACAAAATCCTGATGGCAGGCTACTACTACAACGGAGTGAATAAGCCCTGCTACTTCGGAGCAACCTACGAGTTCCTGACAGACGACACCAGCTGCGAAGGAACCATCGGACTTCACTCGGTAAGCGAGGTCGAGTTCGAAGATGATGGCCACGCCATAGCATGGGCGATGAGCCACGCAGAATAAGAAAACCCTGAGAATGAATATTCCGGGAGACTGAGCCGAATGGCTCTTTCTCTCGTACTGATACCGGATCGCATGCCGAACACGTCGGCTGGCGGTCCTTTATTTTGCCCTGAAAGGAGGCGGCGCCCGTGCCAATGCGAAAACTGAAAAACTATAAGCCGACCAAGTTCATGGCAGAGACTTCTCACTATGACAGGAGAAAAGCCGAATATGCCGTCTCCTTTATCGAGTGCCTCTCGCACACCAAAGGGACCTGGGCGGGAAAGCCATTTGAGCTAATCGACTGGCAGGAACGCATCATAAGGGATCTCTTCGGCATCGTGAAGGAAAACGGCTACCGCCAGTTCAACACCGCTTACATCGAAATCCCCAAAAAGATGGGAAAATCCGAGCTTGCTGCAGCTGTAGCACTTCTTTTATGCTGCGGGGACGGTGAACAGCGAGCCGAAGTCTACGGATGCGCCTCCGACCGTCAGCAGGCATCGATTGTTTTTAACGTGGCAGAAGACATGGTGAAGATGTCGCCGGCTCTTGCCAAGCGCGTGAAGATTTTAGCCTCACAAAAGCGGCTCATCTATAAGCCGACCAACAGCTTCTATCAGGTACTCTCCTCTGAGGCCTATACCAAGCACGGCTTAAACATTCACGGCGTGGTCTACGACGAGCTTCACGCCGCTCCGGACAGAAGGCTTTTTGATGTCATGACCAAAGGCTCGGGCGATGCCCGCATGCAGCCGCTCTACTTTCTGATTACTACCGCAGGAACCGATACCCATTCCATCTGCTATGAGCAGCATCAAAAAGCACTGGATATCCTGCGCGGCAAAAAGCATGACCCAACCTTTTATCCCGTAATCTACGGTGCTAAAGAAAGCGATGACTGGTCAGATATTGAGGTTTGGAAGAAAGCCAATCCCTCCCTTGGCATCACGGTGGGACTGGATAAGGTGAAAGCCGCCTTCCTGCAGGCTAAAGAAAACCCTGCCGAGGAGAACCTGTTTCGTCAGCTTCGCCTGAACCAGTGGGTAAAGCAATCAATCCGCTGGATGCCGATGGACAAATGGGACGCCTGTGCCTTTGATGTGGATGAAAAGGCACTCGAAGGCAGAATCTGCTACGGAGGCCTTGACCTCTCATCCACCACCGACATCACCGCCTTTGTGCTGGTCTTTCCGCCTCGTGATGAAGACGAGAAATACACTATCCTTCCGTACTTTTGGATTCCCGAAGAAAATGCGGAACAAAGAGTGCGCCGTGACCATGTGCCCTATGACATCTGGATCAAAGAAGGTGCGATGCAGACTACGGAAGGAAATGTCATCCACTACGGCTTTATCGAAAAATTCATCGAGCATTTAGGCGAGCGCTTCAACATTCGGGAGATTGCCTTTGACCGCTGGGGAGCCGTTCAGATGGTGCAGAACTTAGAGAACATCGGCTTTACGGTGGTTCCATTCGGACAGGGCTTTGCCTCCATGTCGCCTCCCACCAAAGAGCTGATGAACCTCGTGCTTTCCCATCGCCTCGCACACGGCGGACAACCCGTCCTTCGCTGGATGATGGATAACATCTTCATCCGAACCGATCCTGCTGGAAATATCAAAATCGACAAAGCCAAATCCACCGAGAAAGTCGACGGTGCCGTTGCACTTGTAATGGCACTTGACCGAGCGATCCGCATGGGATGCGACACGAGCGAGTCAGTCTATGACAGCCGCGGCATTTTATTTTTGTAAAGGAGATTTTGCCTATGGGATTTTTACAGTCACTTTTTCATTCAAGAGATAAGCCGAAAGATCAAACCGCCGGCTCTGCCTTTCGCTTTTACTTCGGGCACACTACATCGGGAAAAGCGGTGACGGAGCGCTCTGCCATGCAGATTACTGCCGTCTATGCCTGTGTAAGAGTTTTAGCTGAGGCGGTCGCCGGTCTTCCGCTTCATCTCTTTCGCCTCAAAGGAAATGCCGGCAAAGAGAAAGCGACGGACAGCTCCCTTTACTTTTTGCTGCACGATGAACCGAATCCGGAGATGACCTCATTTATCTTCCGAGAAACCCTCATGTGCCATCTGCTCTTGTGGGGCAACGCCTACGCACAGATTATCCGAAACGGCAAAGGTGAAGTTGTCGCCCTATACCCGCTCATGGCCAACAAAATGACGGTTGACCGGGATGAAAATGGCACTCTTTACTATGAATATCAGGTCAGTAAAAGCGATGCTCCAACGCTTAAAAACGGAAGGGTAAGGCTTTCTCCTTCTGAGGTACTCCATATTCCGGGCCTCGGCTTTGACGGTCTTGTCGGATACAGCCCGATTGCGATGGCGAAAAACGCTCTCGGCATGGCAATGGCCACCGAAGAATACGGTGCGGCATTCTTTAAAAATGGCGCAAACCCATCTGGCATCTTATCCATGCCCGGCGTGGTGAAAGACCCGGAAAAGATCCGCCAGTCTTGGGAGCAGGGCTTTGGCGGATCGCAGAACTCCAACAAGGTCGCCATTTTGGAAGAAGGCATGACCTATACGCCGATTTCCATCTCACCGGAAGCCGCGCAGTTTCTTGAGACGCGGAAGTTTCAAATCGATGAGATTGCCCGCATCTTCCGCGTGCCGCCCCATATGATCGGAGATCTCGAACATGCGACCTTTTCCAATATCGAGCACCAGTCGCTGGAGTTTGTGACCTACACCCTGCGTCCGTGGCTCGTGCGCTTTGAGGAGTCCATGCAGCGTTCGCTTCTTTTGCCCGAACAAAAGAAAGACTATCTCATTCGCTTTAACGTGGACGGGATTTTGCGAGGCGATTATGAGAGCCGCATGCGAGGTTATGCCACCGGCATACAAAACGGCATCTTCTCGGTCAACGATGTGAGGCGCTTAGAAGATATGGATCTGCTCTCAAAAGAAGATGGCGGCGATTTGCATGTCTTAAACGGCAATGTCGTGAAGCTTGCCGATGCGGGATCGGCTTATACGAAAAACAAGGAGGATACCGATGAACCGACAGAAGAAATTTTGGAGATGGACGAAAAACAAAAGTCCCGATCCAAGCGAAAATGAAACACGAACTTTATACCTGGACGGCGTGATTGCCGAGGAGAGCTGGTTTGACGATGAAGTCACACCGGCTTTTTTTAAATCCGAACTTGATGACGGCACAGGCAGCATCACCGTCTGGATCAACTCACCGGGAGGCGACTGCTTTGCGGCCGCTCAGATCTATAACCTGCTTTTGAACTATCAAGGCAAGGTGACGGTCAAAATTGACGGTCTTGCGGCATCCGCCGCATCAGTCATTGCGATGGCGGGAGATGAGATTCTCATGAGTCCTGTTTCCATGCTCATGATCCATAACCCATCCACCGTGGCCATCGGAGATACACAGGATATGCAGCGTGCCATCGGGATGTTATCCGAGGTCAAAGAATCCATCATCGGTGCCTACAAGCAAAAAAGCGGTCTTTCTCATGCAAAGCTCGCTTCACTCATGGATGAAGAGACCTGGATAAACGCAGAAAAGGCAATAGAGCTGCACTTTGCCGACCGCATCACATCAAGGCAGGATCTCTATCCGCAAGGCGAGAACGAAGATCCTACAAATGGTGAAAGTGCCGTGCTAAACGAAAAAGAATCTGAAAGCCTCACGGAGACACCGATGCTCTTTTCACGCCGCAAGGTCGCAGCCGCCATCAATAAAAAGCTCTGTGACTATGCGGCGGCCTGTGAGGCAAAAACGCCTGCCCAAACGGCAGAACCGATTACCCACCGCTACAAAGTCAAGGACTTGGAAACACGCCTTGATCTTATCAAACACTTTATTTAAGGAGGAAACCTACCATGACGATTACTGAACTTTTGAACAAACGTGCCAAGACCTGGGAGGCCGCAAAGGCTTTTCTGGAATCCCATCGAGACAAAGACGGACTGCTTAGCGCTGAAGACGGAGCGGCTTACGACAAGATGGAAGCCGAGATCGAAGCCTACAGCACAGAAATTGAGCGCATGTGCCGTCAAAAGGACATCGAAGACAAGATGAGCGAGCCGCTCGGTACGCCGCTTACGGCAAAACCGGCCGTGCTTTCCACAGAGACGGAAGAAAAGCACGGACGTGCCTCCTCTTCCTATGCCAAGGATATGCTCGTTGCCCTGCGAAGCGGCTTTAAGCGTATCTCGAACATCTTGGAAGAAGGCAAAGACGAAAATGGCGGCTATCTGGTACCTGAAGAATGGGACAGCCGCCTCATTGACAAGCTGACCGAAGAGAATATCTTCCGAAGCCTCGCCACGACCATCACCACGTCCGGCGAACACAAGATCAATATCGCGGCTACCAAGCCTGCCGCGGCATGGATCGAGGAAGGTCAGGCCTTAAGTTTCGGTGAGGCGACCTTTGATCAGGTGGTGCTCGATGCCCATAAGCTTCATGTAGCGATCAAGGTTACCGAAGAACTGCTCTACGACAATGCTTTCAATTTGGAAAGCTACATCATCGACCAGTTCGGCAAAGCACTCGGTAACGCGGAAGAAGATGCCTTCTTAAACGGCGACGGCAAAAACAAGCCGCTTGGCATCTTTGCCGCAACCGGCGGAGGAGAGGTTTCCGTCACACTCACAGGTACCGCGCTTAAAACTGACGATATCCTGACGCTCATCTACTCTTTGAAGCGCCCATACCGCAAAAACGCCGCGTTTATCTTAAATGACGCAACGCTTGCCGCCCTTCGAAAGCTCAAGGATAACAATCAGGCCTACATCTGGCAGCCGAGCTATCAGGCGGGAGAACCGGACCGTCTTTGCGGCTATCCGGTTAAGACCTCTGCCTTCTGCCCTGTTTTGGAGACAGGAAAAGCCGGCGTGGCTTTCGGGGATTTCTCCTATTACAACATCGGAGACCGCGGAACCAGAAGCTTTCAGGAACTTCGTGAGCTTTTTGCCGGAAACGGCATGGTGGGCTACGTTGCCAAAGAACGTGTGGACGGAAAACTGATCTTGCCCGAGGCCGTGCAGATTCTCAAAGCCGGTGCGTAAAAATAAACGTCTTAGCCATAAGGCGGCTCTCTTTATACGAGGGAGTCGCCTTTTCCTTGCAGGAAAGGAGGAAGCATGCTGAGCCTTGAAGACGTGAAAAACTATCTCCGCGTGGATTTTGACGACGATGACGCACTCATCGAGTCGCTCATACCCTCTGCCACCGAGTTGGTCAAAAACGTGGCACGCACCGAAGACCTCTCTTCTTTTGAAAACGGGCGCATTGCCGTGCTTTTTACGGTGGCCTATCTCTACGAACACCGAGAAGAAGCCGATCACCATGCGCTCACCTTGACGCTTCGCGCTCTTCTTTTCGGAGAAAGGCAGGTGAGCTTCTGATATGGATATCGCTCTTCTCAATGTCACCGTCACCTTCCAAAAAAGAACCGTGGAAAGTGATGCCATCGGAAACCAAATCGAAACGTGGAAAGACGACTACACCTGTGCCGCCACCATCTCAGGAGAAGGCGGGCGCGAAGTCTTTATCGCAGCCTCTGAAGTGGAGAAGGCGGACATGGCGGTGACGGTCAGGTGGTGTAAGAAAACGGCAGCGATGAGCACGACAGACTTTCGCATCGTCTTTCAGGGCTGCGCCTACGACATCGAAAAAATTGACCACCTGTCTTTCAGGAAGCGAGCGATCAAGTTTTTCTGCGTAAAGGAGAGAACCTGATGAGCCGAAAAGTCAAAATCTCCGGCCTTGTCGATGCCGTGATGGAAGAACTCAACGCCTATGCCAAAACGACAACGGAAGGCATGAAGCAAGCCGTCACCAAAGCGGCAACGACCACCAAAAAAGAAATCAAGGCGCATGCGCCAAAAAAGCACGGCGACTATCAAAAAAGCTGGACGCAAAAGAAAACTTCCGAGTCCTCCCATGCCTTGCAGGTGACGGTCTACTCTCGTAACCGCTACCAGCTGGCACACCTCTTGGAACACGGCCACGCCAAACGGAACGGCGGCAGGACGAGGGCAATTCCTCATATCGCTCCCGCCGAGACAATCGGTGAGGAGCAGCTTATGAAAGAGATCGAAAGGATGATCAAAGATGGATGAAATCATAGAAATGTTGACAGAGGTCGGACTTCCCTTTGCCTACGACCACTTCGAAGAAGGTCAGGCACCTGCTCCGCCCTTTATCTGCTATGTAACGCCGGAGTCGCATAACTTTGCGGCAGACGGTCAGGTGTATTTTCCCGTGAACCGCTTTTATCTGGAGCTTTACACCGACAAAAAAGACCGTGCGCTCGAAAAAAGAATCGAAGACCTTCTTATCCGCCACGATCAGTTTTTCGACAAGGCCGAAGTCTATATCAACGCAGAAGACCTCTACGAAGTTTCCTATTCATTTGAGCTGAAAGGATGATGAAACATGGCAAATAAAAACAACAAAGTCAAATACAACATTAAAAACGTCTATGCCGCCAAGATGGCAGAAACCGTCTCGAACGGCGTATCCACCTTTACGTACGAAACACCAAAACCCATCCCTGGCGCGGTTTCGCTGTCGCTTGACGCGGAAGGCGAATCTTCTCCCTTTTATGCCGACGGCGTTGTCTACTTTAGAACCGTCACCAACAACGGCTACTCCGGAGATTTGGAAATTGCCTTAATCCCTGAGTGGTTTCGCACCGAGATTTTGCAGGAGACCCTCGATTCCAAAGGCGTGCTGGTCGAAAACTCCAATACCGCAGAGTCAGTAAAGTTCGCTTTGCTTTTTGAGTTTGACGGCGACATCAAAGCGATCCGCCATGCCTTATATAACTGCACGGCCTCTCGTCCTTCCATCGAGTCGGAAACCAAAGAAGATACCATTGAGCCGGGAACGGAAACCCTGTCTCTTACCGCAGATCCAAGATCGGACGGCCTTGTCAAAGCCAAGACCGGAGATTCCACCGATGCCGCAACCTATGCGAACTGGTATAAGGCGGTCTACGTGCCGCAGGCAGGCACACCGGCAGGAGGAAAATAACCATGATTGAAAAGACCATTGACGTTTCGGGTGTACCCGTAAAGTTTCGCTCGTCTGCTGCTATCCCGCGCCTTTACCGAGCCAAGTTCGGACGGGATATTTTTAAAGACTTAGCCAAGCTCGAAAAAAGCTATCAGGGCAAGAAAGATAAGGACGGCGGCTTTCCCGTTGAAGACTTAGAGATTTTTGAAAACGTCGCCTACATCATGGCGCTGCACGCAGACAAAAGCGTGCCCGCTTCCATTGAAGAGTGGCTGGACGGCTTTGAGATGTTTTCCATCTATCAGGTACTTCCTGAAATCCTCTCCCTTTGGGGTGAGAACTTAAAGACGGAGGTCTCACCAAAAAAAGGCAGATAAGAAGCGAGCGGGAAATGACCACGCCGCTTCTCTTACTTCGTGCCTGTCAGATCGGCATTCCCATTGTGGACATGGATCTCATCTCCATCGGGCTGCTTCTCGATATGTGGACGGAAAAAGCAAACGACAGTGCAAGTTACAGGCGGCTTGCCACACAAGAAGATTTTGACCGCTTTTAGCACCCGATGAGGTGTTTTTTTATTGTTCAAGAAAGGAGGACGCATGGCCTCACGCATCAAAGGCATCACCGTGGAAATCGGCGGAGATACCACGGGACTGGATAAAGCCTTAAAACAAGTGAACTCCACCATCCGCACAACGCAGTCCTCCTTAAGAGATGTCAACCGCCTCTTAAAACTCGATCCGAAAAACACGGAGCTTTTGGCGCAAAAGCAAAAAATGCTGAAAAACGCCATCACAGCAACCAAAGAAAAGCTTGATACCTTAAAGACAACCCAGGAACAAGCCAAGGCACAGCTGGAGTCGGGAGACCTCGGCCAGGACAAATACGACGCACTGCAGCGTGAGATTGTCGAAACCGAACAAAAGCTTAAAGGCCTGCAGCAGGAAGCAATCAACACCAACGCAGTCTTTTCCAAGATGGATGCGGCAGGAGCCGCTTTCACTAAAGCGGGTGACGCTATCACGGGCGCGGGGCAAAAGATCATGCCGGTTTCTCTTGCCGTGGGAGGACTTGGCGTACTGGCGGTCAAGACCGCGGGTGACTTCGATGAAGCGATGTCGAAGGTCTCTGCAATATCCGGAGCTACCGGAGAGGACTTTCAGGCCCTGCGCGATAAAGCACGTGAGATGGGCGAAAAGACGAAGTTCTCCGCCACCGACGCGGCTAACGCCATGAACTACATGGCGATGGCCGGCTGGAAATCGAAAGACATGATCTCCGGTATTGACGGCATCATGAACCTTGCCGCCGCATCCGGAGAAGATTTAGCCCTCACTTCCGATATCGTGACCGATGCCTTAACCGCCTTTGGGCTTTCCGCGAAAGACTCCGGACACTTTGCCGATATCCTCGCCGCGGCGTCGTCCAATGCGAACACCAACGTCTCCATGATGGGCGAGACCTTTAGATACTGCGCCCCGATTGCAGGCGCCTTGGGCTTTAGCGCTGAAGATACCGCAGAGGCCATCGGCCTTATGGCAAACTCCGGGATCAAATCCACACAGGCGGGCACCGCCCTTCGTACCGTCATGACCAACCTCAGCAAGGACTTCACCATTTCAGGAAAATCCATCGGTGAGGTCACAGTGGCCACGACCAATGCGGACGGTTCCATGCGCTCTCTTTCCGGCATCTTGGGCGACTGCCGGGAGGCCTTCTCGGGACTTTCCGAGTCCGAAAAGGCACAGGCGGCAGAATCATTAGTCGGAAAGCACGCCATGAGCGGCTTTCTGGCCCTCATGAACGCTGCCCCTGCCGACATCGAAAAGCTGTCTTCCGCCATCGACAACTGTGACGGCTCGGCAGAAAAGATGGCAGAAACCATGCAGGACAACCTTCCCGGACAGCTCACCATCTTAAAAAGTCAGCTGCAGGAACTTGCCATCTCCATCGGTGATGCCTTAATGCCTACGATCCGAAAACTCGTCACCTGGCTTCAAAACTTCGTTGACAAGTTAAACGGCATGGACGAAGGAACGCGTAACACCATCATCAAAATCGGACTTTTTATCGCCGCCTTGGGGCCTGCACTGATTGTGATCGGTAAGCTGACCTCATCGATCGGATCGCTTATCACGACCTTTTCAAGCGTAGGAAAAGCGGTCACCGGCTTCATGGTCAAGATGGGCGGCATGTCCGGTCTCATGAGCAAAATAGGAGCTGCCATCGGCGGCATCTCCGCTCCCGTGGTGGTAGTCGTTGCCATCATCGGCACACTGGTTGCCGCTTTTGTGCATCTGTGGAACACCTCAGAAGGTTTCAGGGATTCCATTATCGGCACGTGGAACAGCATCAAGGAGGCTTTTTCAAACTTCGCATCCGGCATCACCGAACGCATCAACGCCTTAGGTTTTGACTTTCAGTCCTTCGGCGAGCTGGTATCTGCCATTTGGAACGGTTTCACCGAGCTTTTGGCGCCGGTGTTTGAGAACGCCTTTTCAGCAATTGCCGCGATTTTACAAGGCGCACTGGATATCCTGACGGGCATCTTTGACATCTTCGCAGGGCTTTTCACAGGCAACTGGAGTCAGCTGTGGAACGGCATCAAGGAAGTCTTCTCCGGTATCTGGACAGCAATTTCGGGCATCTTTACGGCCGCGTGGGAGACGCTGGTCGGTGTCACCAACACCGTTTTAGGCTGGTTTGGCACGAACTGGAGCGAGGTTTGGACGGCGATCAAGACCTTCTTTGAGAACACCTGGAACGGGATCGTCTCCTTTTTCACCGGCATCTGGGAAGGAATCAAGTCTGTTGTCACGGGAGCCGTAAGTGCTGTGTCCAACACGGTCTCCTCGGTTTTCACGGCCATCAGCACCACGGCATCCAGTATCTGGAACGGCATCAAAAACATGATTTCCGGTGTGGTAGGTGGGATTAAGTCAACCGTCTTAAATGTGTTTAACGGCGTGAAGTCTACCGTGACAAACATCTTTAACGGAATCAAGAGCACGGCCACCTCCGTATGGAACGGCATCAAGTCCGCTATCACCGCACCGATCGAAGCGGCTAAAAACACCATCAAAGGCATTATCGATAAGATCAAAGGCTTCTTCTCCGGCCTTCACATCGAGCTTCCGCATATCAAGCTGCCGCATTTTTCGATCTCCGGCGGCTTTTCCATCGTGCCGCCCAGAGTGCCGCACCTTTCCATTGACTGGTACAAGGAAGGCGGCATCATGACGAGACCGACCCTTTTCGGCATGAACGGAAGTGCCCTTATGGCGGGAGGCGAAGCGGGATCGGAGGCGATTTTGCCGCTCAAGTCTTTCTACGACAAGCTCGAAGGCATGCTTGCCGCCCGGGACACAACACTCATGGAAAAGTACCTCGCCATCATCGCCGGAAATTCGGAAAAAGACATCGTACTGGACTCCGGTGCGCTGGTCGGAGCACTCACACCAAAACTGGATGGAGCCTTGGGAAGACGCGCCGCTTACGTAGGAAGGAGGATGAAATGAACCAAAACATAGGCTTTGGAGCCACTCTAAACGGCAAACACACGTGGAAGAATTACGGGCTTGTCGTATCCAACACCGACGTGGTCGGTATGCCAAAGCCTAAAACACTCATCGTTGAGATTCCCGGATCATCCAAGCGCCTCGATCTCACAGAGGCTCTGACGGGACGATGCGAATACGAAGGACGCACGCTCTCCTTTACGCTTGGCGGCATCGGAAAGATCGAAAGCTGGGCAGGAAGGCTCCGAGCCTTCCTCGACGAAATACATGGAAAGCATGTCAAGGTCATCTTGGACTCCGAGCCGGAATACTACTTTGAAGGCCGAGCCGAAGTAAAAAACTTTGAGCGCACCCGCGCTTTGGGACAAATTGAGCTGGAGATTGCCTGCGATCCGTATAAATGGGAGCTTGCCGCAAGCGATGAGGATTGGCTTTGGGACTCGTTTAACTTTGAAAGCGGCATCATCCGAGACTATCGGGATGTGAGCGTAAGCTCTTATACCGACCTTCTTGTTCCCGGATCGCACGTTCCGATGGTGCCGACGTTTCATGTCAGAAACTACCAAGAAACCGAAGGCAGGAAAAACTACGTCTACTCCATCAAGCTGAGAACGTCGTGGATGCTTCATGCCGGCACAAATCGTTTCGCCGACCTTGTCATTCCTGAATCCGGCGACACGCTGCGCTTTTTTGGAACTTACACCGTCACCGTATCTGTGAGAGGAGGAAGCCTTTAATGTACCAAGTGTTTTTAGATGAGCACGTGCTCTATATACCGGGCGATGATGAGGCTGTTCTTATTGATCCGGTGCTGGAGCTGGCGCTTGGAAAATCCGGCACATTTTCTGCCCGCGTACCGAAGATCAATCCGCTCTACGAAAAGCTCAAAGCACTGGATTCCACCGTCCGTGTGGAGCGTGACGGTGTGGCACTCTTTTACGGCCGCATTTTATCGGTTGAGCGGGACTTTTACGGCACCAAGAGCATCACCTGCGAAGGAGAACTGGCCTTTCTTTTGGACTCCGTGCAGGAGCCTTCCGAATTTCATGATGTCTCGCCCCGCGCTTTTCTTGAGACGCTTATTGCCAAGCACAACAATCAGATGGCAAAAGACGGCGCGCACAATAAGCGCTTCACGGTCGGGCAGGTCACCGTTACCGACCCCAACGACTCGCTTTACCGCTACACCAACTGGGAGACCACCTTGGATGCCATCACCGACAAACTCGTCAAACGCTTGGGCGGCTTTCTTCGTGTGCGCCATGTGGGAGAGATTCGCTATCTGGACTATCTTGCAGAATCCGATAACACCAACACACAGGTGATTGAGTTCGGAGAAAACCTCCTTGACTACACCGACACGCTTTTGGCAGAAGACATCGCTACCCGTGTGATTCCGCTTGGCAAAAGGCTTGAGACATCAAGCATTGCCGCGCTTGAGGAATATACCACTATCAAGAGCGTCAACGGTGGTAAGACTTATGTGGAGTCGCCTTCCGCCATTCAAAACTTCGGTATCGTCACCAAAACCGTGAGCTTCGAAAATGTCTCTGTACCTGCCAACTTAAAGAAGAAGGCGGAAAAATATCTTAAAGACAGCCAGTTTGCCGATGTCACCCTGACGCTCACCGCTGTCGATCTGCATCTTGTGCATGCCGATATGGAAGCGATGAAGATCGGAGATCGTATTCGTGTCATCTCGCCTCCTCATGGCATGGACAGGTTCTTTCCGCTGACGGAGCTTACGATCGCTTTGGATCACCCTGAATCCTCTACGGTGGTACTTGGAACCGAAGTGAAGGCAGGTCTTTCTGAGCGAAGCATCAGCGAGAAAAAAGAACTGGTCGAGCGCATCGAGCGGCTTCCCACGCAGTCCGACACGCTTCGCCTTGCCAAGGATAACGCCACCGCGCTTATCACAGCAGCTACGACCGGACACGTCGTGACCCGCAAAAACGAGATTCTCATCATGGACACGGCGGACAAGAATACAGCCAAAAAGGTGTGGCGCTGGAACGTGAACGGTCTGGGCTATTCCAAGACCGGCTACAACGGCTATTACGGCACCGCCATCACAATGAACGGTGCGATTGTGGCCGATTACATCACGACCGGCACGCTAAATGCCGATCTGATTCGTGCCGGAACCTTAAAGGACAGAGCCGGGAACATCAGCTGGAACATGAGCACAGGTGCTTTAAGTGCCAAAAGGCTCTCGGTGGATTCTCCGAACTTTAAGCTCACGACTTATGGGCACCTCACCGCCAAAGGAGCCGATATTGACGGCAGTATCGTTGCTTCTTCCGGGGATACCAAAGTCCGTTTGGGCTATGGCAAGCTCTCCATCTACTACCAGAACAAAGAACTCGGTCTTGTCGGCGGAAACGGCTTTGCCGGCTCCAACACCATTGCAGGCCTCAACTTTGACCTCGAGCGAACCGGAGATTATATGACATGGGCAGCGCAACCTACGGGTGGTGGCAGTTATGAGATGGTCTGGACCTATGCCAGATCATCTTTCGGAAACTTCTCCGGCGGGATGTTAAATGCCGGATGTGACATCGACATGCACTATAACCGACTGAGAAATGTCAGCTGGCCTGACGGAGCCATCAACGGAGCCTTTCATTTTGTAAAGATCAATGCCATGAGCAGCGACGGTACGGTCGCCAGCTGGTCAAACGGATGTCGCATGCGGTTTAAAAATGGAATTTTGATTGAAGCAACATTTTAAACATGGAGGATACAGCAATGGACGAACATGAACTGATCGAACAAAAGTCAAACGAAAAAGAAGCAACAAAGCCGGATGATACGGTCTTTCCAATCAAAGACGATGAGTGGCAAAAAGCCATCGAGATCATCTTAGGCACCGACAAGCACGAAGAAATCTCAGATAAGGATGCCTCTGAGCTCATTGCGGCTGCCCGCAATTTCAGAAAGATCATCGACTTCTTCGTGAAGCTCTTCGGAGGCGCGCTATGAAAGAAAACGAACTGCCCCTCATCCTGCGCCTTGAAAAAGCGAGAAACGAACTGAGATACGCACTCAACCAAACTGCCGGAAAGTATGAGCTTCCCGGCTTTTTACTTGACCTCCTCATAGAAGCCTTGCTCTCAGAAGAAAAAGGTCAGCGCATAGCCCTTATGAGCGAGCAGATCAGCGCAGCGGACGGGAAGGAGGAAAAAGAACATGGCCAACGTGAAGACCTATCTCAGTAAAATTTTATCGGCCGTCTACGGCAAAGACGTGCGCGGAGCCATCCACGACTCGATTGCCGCCATCAACACGCAGGTGGAAACCACCACGGCGGCGGAAAGCGCGCGGATAGCTGCAGAAAAGACGCGCATCTCACAGGAAAACGCAAGAAAATCTGCAGAAATAACAAGAGCCGCGCAGGAAGAAACCCGCAAGCATAACGAGACAACGCGCACCGCTCAGGAAAGCACCCGTCAGACGACGTTTACGAAACTCAGGACGGACATCGACACCAAGCTTAAACAGCTGGATCAGGCTATCGCCGGCGCCGGAGCGGTCTTGATTGACCCTACGCTTACCAAGCAAGGTCAGGCCGCCGATGCCAAAGCGGTCAGTGACCAATTATCCAAGGTGAACCATCGCTTAACATCTGTAATTCCGGAGTTTCAGGCCTTTACGCTTACTGCACCTTCCGACAAAGTTGTGGTAAGCGATATGAGCAAAATTAAAAAATATGGCAAAATCTGTGTCTTATCTTTCAGCGTCACCGTAAAGGAAAATACCTCAACGGACGGATTGCAGCCGCTTTGCGTTTCACCTATCGCAGAAGATGAGTCCTCCATCGGCTTTGCTACGGCAATAGCTTATGGAGATGGCGCAGCAAACTATCCGGCTTTTATAATCGATAGCGTGGTTGGTGCTCTTATACCGGGACCTGTGGCCTATCCGCTGAACTTGCTCGGATCGATAACCTTTATCTCCAAAGCATAGATTCTATTTTTCTATCTGTTTGTTAGCCGCTTTCCAAGCGGCATTTTTTATGCCTCATAAAGGCAAGAAAGGAAGTGTGAACTCATGAAAGAATTCTGGAACACCTTGCAGCTTATCTTTGCTGCCATCGGAGGCTGGCTCGGCTATTACTTAGGAGGCTTTGACGGACTTCTCTATGCGCTGATCGCCTTTGTCATCTGCGATTACGTGACAGGCATGATGTGCGCCGTCTCCGACAAAAAGCTCTCAAGCGAAGTCGGCTTTAAAGGCATCGCCAAAAAGGTCGTGATCTTCATTCTGGTCGCCGTTGCCAACATCATTGACACCAACGTCATCACACAGGGCGCGATTCTTCGCACGGCCGTCATCTTCTTCTATCTCTCAAACGAAGGACTCTCGCTTGTGGAAAACGCGACTCATCTGGGACTTCCTGTCCCGGACAAACTCAAGGCGGTCTTGGCACAGCTTCATGACCGCGCAGAAAAGGAGGATAAATAACTATGGCTATGAAAGGAATTGATGTATCAACCTGGCAGGGATCGATTGATTTTAACCGTGTAAAACAAAGCGGAATTAACTTCGTCATTATTCGTGCAGGCTACGGATCGGCACTATCTCAAAAGGACAAGTGGTTTGAGACGAACTACGCCCGCGCCAAAGCGGCAGGTCTTCATGTGGGAGCCTATTGGTACTCCTATGCGGGAAGCGCCGGAGAGGCACGCGAAGAAGCACGTATCTGCAAACAGGTGCTCTCCGGCAAGCAGTTTGACTATCCCATCTACTTTGATTTGGAAGAAAAGTCACAGCTTGCCCGCGGACGGGCTTTTTGCGACTCGCTCATTCGAGCCTTTTGCAATGAGATGGAAGCGGGCGGATACTTTGCGGGCTTCTATACCTCGCTCTCAGCAGCCCTAAACTACGTTTCCCCTGATGTGAGAAACCGCTACGCCTTCTGGGTAGCGCAGTGGAACAGTCGCTGCACCTATGGCGGCCAATACGGCCTTTGGCAGTATTCCTCGAGCGGCTCGGTGCCGGGCATCGCAGGCAGATGCGATATGGATCTTGCCTATGTGGACTATCCCTCCATCATCAGGAAAGGCGGCTTTAACGGCTATGGCAAAGGCACAAGCTCCGCCCCTGCAAGAAAGTCTGTCGATACGCTGGCCCATGAAGTCATCGCAGGTGCTTGGGGAAACGGTGAGGTCAGAGTAAACCGTCTTACCAAAGCAGGCTACGACTACGACGCAGTGCAGGCACGCGTAAATGAGCTTTTAGGCATAAAGCCGAAAAAGTCCATCAATGCGCTTGCCCGAGAGGTCATCCGCGGCGACTGGGGAAACGGTAAGGACCGTGTAAACCGCCTGACGAAAGCAGGCTACGATTACGAAGCTGTACAAAAACGAGTAAACGAACTTCTCTAAGCTGAATGCATTGATATGCCCGCAAGGCGTGAGGAGAAATCTTCACTCCCTTGCGGGCTTTTTTATTTTGTCCGCTCAACTTCTTCAAAAACCTCCAGTGAAACAGTAGAAGGCAAAAAAAGATTCGTCCATAACGCCTTCGTCTCTTCAGGGAGTGTTAGAGGGACAACAAGACCTGCCCTCTGTCTGGAGGGATGATATGACAAATGATGAAAAACAAAGCATTTACAACATGAGACGAAACGGTGCAAGTTATGCCGTAATTGCTGCCATCTTAAATCTATCGAAAAGCACCGTGGCTTCCTTTTGCCAAAAAGAAGGCCTGAGAACAGGTTCCTCAAAAGCTTTAACAGCACTACGCTACTGCAAATATTGCGGAAAGCCACTGCCCGTCAAGGAAAAAGGGAAAGAGCAAAAATTCTGCTCAGAGCACTGCCGGATGAGCTGGTGGAAAGAGCATCCGGAAGAGCTGAATAAAAAGGCAATCTATATATTCACCTGCCCATGCTGCGGAAAAACTTTCACTTCCTATGGCAATGCGCACAGAAAGTATTGCAGTCATGCTTGCTATATCCAAGACCGATTCGGAGGCTCTCATGAAGACTGAAGCCTTCGCATCCGAGCTTGCCTATGAAGTATCCCGCTCCATCCTCTTTTCTTGGCTCAAGCAAAACATCATCGATAAAGAGGAATTCGTTCGTCTTGATCAAGCACTCATCGAGCGATACCACCCCGGCTTAGGTGCCTTATTTACTTGCTATTTCAGCTCTTTAGAGTGATGTATAGACACGGAAAGGAGACGATTCTATGGCTGAAATCATAAAAATCGAAACAAAGAAATCACCGCTGCCAAACCGCAAGAAAGTCGCCGCCTATGCCCGTGTCTCTATGGAAACGCAAAGGCTGCACCACTCACTGGCGGCACAGATCAGTTTTTATTCTGATTTGATACAAAAGAACCCCGAGTGGGACTATGCCGGAGTCTATGCCGATGAAGGCATCAGCGGCACATCAGTGGAAAAACGTCCCGAGTTTATGCGCCTGATGAAAGACTGCAAGGCCGGGAAAATAGACCTCATCTTAACGAAATCCATCTCCCGATTCGCGCGTAACACGGTCGACCTCCTAAAAGTCGTAAGACAGTTAAAAGACCTCAACATCGAGGTCCGATTTGAAAAGGAAAAAATCAACTCACTTTCGGATGACGGTGAGCTGATGCTCACGCTCCTTGCCTCTTTCGCACAGGAAGAGACCATCAGCATCTCCAACAACGTTAAATGGACCATCCGAAAACGTATGTCCGAAGGAAACCCGAACACGCGAAATAGCGTCTATGGCTACCGCTGGAAGGATGACACCCTGATTGTTGTTCCCGAAGAAGCAAAGATCGTGCGGCGCATCTTTCAAAACTTCCTTGATGGAAAATCCCGCCTTGAAACTGAGCGTGAATTTGCAGAGGAAGGCATTACAACCAGAAAGGGCAACCGCTGGACGGACTCCAATATTAAGGTTGTTCTGACCAATGTCACTTATACGGGAAATTTGCTCTGTCAAAAAGAGTTTGTCGAAGATCCCATTACCAAGAAGCGCAAGAAAAACCGCGGTGAGCTTCCTCAGTATTTCATCGCAAACACCCATGAAGCGATTATCGACAAGGAAACTTTCGACTATGTGCAAGAAGAGATGGCAAGAAGACGTGCTCTGGGACCTCGGGCAAACAAGAGCCTGAACATCTACTGCTTTACCGGAAAAATCAAATGTGAGCTGTGCGGGAAAAGCTATATGCGAAACGTCCGAAACAACCGTGCCAAGCACTCCAATCTTGGGGATAAAGTCATCAGCTGGATATGCGGCTCCAGCAAGAAAAAGTACAGTACATGCTCGGCAAAAGCCATCCCGGATCGAATCCTTAAAACTTGCTGTGCCAAAGTGCTCGGTCTTGAGGATTTTGATGATGCTGTTTTTAACGAGCAAATCGATAAAATCACGGTACCCAAACAAGGGGTTCTCATTTTCCATTTCAAAGACGGACACAGCGTCACCGAAACTTGGGAAAATAACGCTAAAAAAGAATCGTGGGATGATGCGGCGCGCAAACGCGCCTCAGAATATAGGCGCACTCATGCCATGAAACGCTCGGACGTCACCTGCTTTTCAACCAAAATCCGATGCGAACATTGCGGATGCAATTTTCGCGCACAAACACAAAACTGTTCAACATCTCCCAGCGGAAAACGCAGATACTGGCGATGTGCCGAACATAACGGCTGTGACACCAGAGGATTCAGAGACGACCTTTTGCGCTTCACTTACCGCAGAGGTCTTAGGTCTTGATGCATTCGATGACGCTATTTTTCTTTCGAAGATCGACCATATCAGCGTCCTTAGCCGAGAAGACCTTATCTTTCATTTTTATGACGGAAAGGAAATTGCTCGCAAGCTGATCCAACCTACGCACGAAGGACACAAGTGGACAGAGGAACAGCATGCGAAATTTAAAGCATCCATCAAAGAATGCTATGCGTCAGAGCGGCACAAACCGATACGAAAGGAGAAGGTATGGCCAAACAAGTAACCACGATACCCGCCAGCATTAAACCCTTCTCCAAAACACCGCTCACCACTTCGCGCAAACGCCGCGTAGCAGCCTATGCCCGCGTCTCAACGGACTCCGATGAGCAGTTTACCAGCTACGAG